TATACAAATTTCTCGTAAAATATCGCTAAATTCAATTTATAGCCTATTTAAGAGGCTTTTACGTATATTAGGAAGAACGGCACAATAACAATAAAACAGCGCTTAAACGCTAAATTTAGGGGGTTTTAGAATGGAATACAAAGGCATAGACTACTTAAGAAGTCTACTAAGAAGTAAACAGACACGCGTTGGAACGTGTTACAAATATTACAATTTAAAAGACCAAATGGACAATACCCAAGCAATTACAGAAAACGCTAAAATGAAGCAGATTACAAAGAAGGTTGGGTGGATTCCAAAAGCCGTAGACGCATTAACCAACAGACTACAATTTAGTTCTTTTGGGAATGATGATGAAATGATGGTCAATGATATCTTTATGAGGAATAACAGAGATGTCTTGTTTAAAACCATGTTTAAAGGCGCTATTATCTCGTCGTGTGATTTTGTCTATATCACAAAGAATACGGACGGTACAGCAAGGCTACAAGTCATTGACGGCTACAACGCTACGGGCGTTATTGATACGTCTACAATGCTTTTGACTGAAGGATATGCAGTCCTGGAGCGTGATAGTTACACAGGACAGCCAACACTAGAAGCATACTTCACCAAGGGCAGTACTCAGTACTTTAAGAATGGCGAGCCAATGGGCGAGATTGTCAATAATCTAGATTACCCGTTATTAGTTCCGATTATCTACAATCCCGACGCGACCCGACCTTTTGGCAGAAGCCTTATTTCTGATTCGCTGATGAAATACGTAGACGACGCAAAGGAAACAATGAGATTAATGAGCATTAGTGCTCAGTTCTACAGTTTTCCACAGAAGTGGGTAACAGGGCTAGACAATGACTTAGAGAATTTTGACAAATGGAAGATGGTCATGTCTGCTATGATGGCGTTCGCCAAGGACGAGGACGGAAACAGTCCAACAGTCGGGCAGTTTATGCAACAGTCAATGAGCCCTTACAATGACGAATTAAAGACCCTTGCTTCTATGTTTTCGGGAGAGACAGGGCTCACACTTGACGACTTAGGATTCACTACGTCAAACCCATCTAGTGCGGAAGCAATTAAAGCGACACATGAAAGTTTGAGATTGATGGCACGCTCAGCACAGGAAACGTTCGAAGTAGGCATTATCAACGTAGCATTTCTTGCTAAATCACTCGAAAGTGATATGCAGTTCAAGCGCTCAGAGTTTGCAAGCCTTAAGGTAAGATGGAAGCCCGTATTCGAGATTGACGCAACAATGCTATCGGGTATCGGTGACGGTGCTATTAAAATCAACCAGGCAGTTGACAACTATTTTGACAAAGAAACACTTGAAGACTTGACAGGTATTGAAGCGTCTAAGGACGATACGCCCGTGTATAACAAGTTATTCGAGGACACCAAGGAAGACACTAAGGGCACAGAAAAGGACGTTGAATTAGATGAATAACGACGTATCACAAGCAATCCTTAAGGCGGTTATAAAAGACTTTAAAACGGAATATTCCAAGTCTAAAGAGGTTGCTAAACTCCTTAAGAGGATTGAGACAGGTAAGGCAACGCATGAAGACTCCTACCGTTTCGCATTGAAAGTAAGCGACTTTTTAAACAAGGCTATCAATAGGAACATGACAGGCGACACACTACCAAATGGCAAGTTATATTATCACATTGCGGAAGAAGTCCTCGCACCTGTTTTAAAGAATAATCACACACTAGTTACGAACTACGCCCGTGATGTGCAGACTATTTTAAATGCTAAGGACGATATACCATTCAAAGGACGAGTTCCAAAGATTAACGCTGACAGGGTCGAGGGTATCTGTTCTGAGTATTCAAGGGCTGACGTATTCGAAACTACAAGGGACGGTTTAAACGCGTCTGTTGAGAATTACACACTATCAAGTGTAGACGATACCATTTTAGAGAATGTCAAGTTTCTAAATAATCTAGGCTACCACGAAGTAGTCGAAAGACATGCAGAGCCAGGAGCGTGCAAGTGGTGTAGAAGTCTAGATGGTACTTACGACTATTCGAGCAGTATGGACACAACAATTTTCAAGCGTCACAAACGTTGTAGATGTGTTGTATATTGCAGTCGAAAAAAAGACGAATACCAAGATGTATGGAGTAAAAGAATATATCAAGGAACATTTAAAAACGGAAAAATTATATAAGAGGTATATGTATATGGGAATTGGATTTTTAAACTTATTAACTATTATTTTTATTGTTGCTAAACTATTAGGATTTATCAATGCTAGTTGGTTGATTGTATTTTTACCTACAATCATTAGTGCAGTATTAACAGTACTACTTGTGGTAGTTGCATTAATTACACAGGTAATTATTACAATTAAATAAAGGGGGGGTGTTCCATGACATTCAAACTTTTAAACGGAGACTGTATGGAGTTATTCAAGGATATAAAGGATAACTCTATAGACCTCATTCTATGCGACCCACCTTATGGAACATTTGAGGGGTTTAATGAGGAAGACAAGGACAACAACAGGAACAGGAAGAATTTAAGCAAGATTGGAAAGTGGGACACTAAACTAGACACCGAATCAATGCTGAATGAGTGCAGAAGGGTGTTAAGGCCTAATGGCAAGTGTATCTTATTTTCCCAAGAACCATTCACTAGCGAACTCATTACAAGTGATATAAACGATTTACGCTTCTGCTATCCTTTATATTGGAAGAAAAACTGCTCGGGTAATGTGCTAGGCGCTAAAAAGCAGTGCTTGCAGTATATCGAGGTTATGTGCTTATTTCAGAAGAAGTTATACGGAGATGAAAAGTACGCTGATAGTCCTGTTAGGGCATACCTAAAGGAAGAACTAGAAAAGACAGGATTAACAGTGCCACAAGTAAATAAGTTGATTGGTTGCAAAAGCATGGCTTCGCACTATTTTGGAGACGGGCGACAATTTGCGCTTCCATCTAAGAAACATTATGAAGCACTACAAACAACAGGGTACTTTAAAAAGCCTTACGAATGGATTAGAGACACTAAAGTAGTTGATTATCCATCTGTATTTAATCTATGCGGTGCTAAATCAAAAAGCAATGTATTCGAGTATGCGAAGCCGTCTTCTAACAAGAGCGTACACCCTACGCAGAAGCCAACGGAACTACTAGAAGACCTTCTAAAGACTTTTAGCAATGAAGGAGACACAGTTCTTGACTTCACAATGGGAAGCGGTTCTACGGGTGTTGCTTGTATGCATACCAACAGGAACTTCGTAGGCATTGAAAAGGATAAACATTATTTTGAAGTTGCAAAAGATAGGATTGAGAATGCAGATAATGAATAATACAGATTATGCAGTAAAGCGAGGTGGTGTCAATTGATTGTATGATACCGACACTAAATTGACATAGTAGGAGGTGTAATATTTATATGTCAGATTCAAAAGCAGAGAAAAGAATAGGACAGCAGACCCCTACTAATAGTTTCATTATTCCTTACGAGCGCTCGCTAGGAAATGAAGCGATTGACTTATATAACAACACTACGCGCACGGCTATGGAGTGGCAAGAGATTCAAATGATGGATATTATGGCAGTCAATGAGGACGGCGAGTGGTTGCATATGAAATACGGATACTCTATCCCACGACGTAACGGGAAGTCTGAGTTACTCGTTATGCGAGAGTTGTGGGGCTTGCTACATGGCGAGAGCATATTACATACAGCCCACAGAACGCCAACGTCGCACGCGTCATGGGAGAAACTCAAGAAAGCCTTAGACGAGAACGATTATGAGGAAGTTAAACGAGCAGATAAGACCAAAACTTACCACAAGGCTTATACTGCTACCGCTCAGTATGGGCTCGAGACAGTACACATCCTCGACGAGGGGGGCGGTACTATTAACTTTCGTACTCGTACAAGTAAAGGCGGACTAGGTGAAGGGTTTGACTTGCTTGTTATCGACGAGGCACAGGAGTATACAGACGAACAGCAATCTACCTTGCAGTACGTTGTAACGTCTTCGGACAACCCACAAACGCTCATGTGCGGAACACCACCAACGGCTGTCTCCTCGGGTACGGTTTTCGAAAAGTTGAGGGAGTCATGTTTAAGCGGACAGGCTCAGAATTGCGGTTGGGCTGAATGGTCAGTCGATAAAATGTCAGATGTAAAAAGCAAAGACACATGGTATATGTGCAACCCGTCATTAGGTCAGACGTTAAAAGAACGTTCGGTCGCAGTTGAAGATTCGAGCGACGAGGTCGATTTCAATATCCAACGTTTTGGACTATGGCTTAAGTACAATCAAAAGTCCGCTATCCTTGAGAAGGAATGGGACAGATTACAGATTAACGATATACCACAGTTAACAGGTAAGTTATACGTTGGTATTAAATACTCGAAAGATGGTAATAGCGTTAGTATGTCAGTTGCTTGCCTTACAGAAGGAAAACGCGTCCTTGTTGATGTAGTTGACAGAAAAGCGGTAAAAGAGGGCAACGATTGGATAGTTAACTTTATACGAAAAGCAGATGTAAAGCGTATCGCCATTGATGGAGCAAACGGACAGGCAGTGTTAAAGGAAAACCTAAAGGACGCTAGAGTAAAAGTGCCTATAACACTACCAAAGGTCGCAGAAGTAATTGAGGCAAACGCAACCTTTGAAAAGTCTATGAATGATGGGTCATTATGTCACTTTGGACAGCCGTCATTGAAGCAGTGCGCTACTAACTCAGAAAAGCGAGCCATTGGGACAAATGGTGGCTTTGGGTATAAGTCAATTATGAGTGATGTAGATATATCATTACTCGATTCTACTATACTTGCGCTTTGGCTATGCAGTAAGTACAGTAAGAAGAAAAAACAACAGGTATTCTATTAAAATCTACGTGTACTATCACGGTAAAACTAGGGGGGTTATTATTATGGCTTTTAAACCAATTGAAACACAGGAAGAACTAGACGAAATTATTAGAAACAGACTAGAAAGAGAAAAAGCAAAATATGAAGGATTTATGAGTGCGGAAGATGTGCAGAAACTAAAAGACACATACGAAGCGAAAGTTAAAGACGACGGAGAAAAGTACACTGCACTCGAAAAAGAAAAAGACGACCTCATGGCAAAAGTAAAAGGCTATGAAGTCGGAACACTCAAAACCAAAGTAGCACTCGCTAACAACTTACCAATTGGAGCGACTGACTACCTAAAAGGCGAAACAGAAGAAGAACTTACAGAAAGTGCGAAAGCATTATCAAGTATGTTTACTCCTACCGTAGAGCCTCACAAAGAACCCGAGGGACAGCCAAGCGCCCCACAGGGAAGCAATGCACAGGGGGCTACTATGAACGCAGTAGAAAAGCGCTTCATGGAGTTAAACCCAACATTAAAAATCTAATTAAATAAGGAGAATTATATATGGCTAAGAACGCAGAACTACAGGAAAGATATTCAAAATTAGTACTCGCTAAACAGAGAAAGACTTCATTATTCATTAACTTATTCAACAGAACTTATGACGGTTCACCAACAAGCGGGGCAGTAAATATCCCTGTTCGTGACACAGAAGTTGCAGTTAATGCATACGACAAGGTAGCAGGTGCTTCATTAACTACATCTACAACAACTTACAAAACACTTGTAATCGACCATGACAACGTGGTAAACGAATTAGTAGATGGATATGTAGCAGAAGCCGTTCCCGACAACTTAGTAGCAGAAAGACTTGATTCAGCAGGCTATTCTATGGCTATGCAGACAGACGCAGATTTATGTAATGAATTAATTAAAAATGGTACTGCTATTGCTGATACAAAAGCGTTAACTAAGACTACTATTTACGAATCTATTATTGACGCTAGAACACAGGCTCGTAAGGCTCACTTAAAGACTTTTGAACTATGGCTTGCAGTGTCTCCCGACACTTACGCTTTATTATTAAAGTCACCCGATTTTATTAGAGCAAGCGCATTAGGGGACGAAGTAGTGCAGACAGGGGCAGTCGGTAAAATCGGGGGTATCACAGTATATGAAGCCGACGACCTCACAAACAACACAGTAGACTATATCTTAGGTAACTCTATCTTCTGTCACTATGTGGACGAAATGAAAGTACCTGTCGCAGTAAATAACCTTGCTGATGGTGAACATATCGGAGCGTGTGCCATCCAGGGTCGTGACGTATACGGATATATGATTTCTAGACCCGAAACAGTATTTGTTAAAAAACACAGCGCATAGGAGTAATGACAGATGGGTAACAATCTAGCAACGGTTGAAGACTACGAAAAGATTTACAACGCCCATCTCACAGACGCAGAACATGAACGCGTCGAAACCCTATTGGAATACGCCTCAGCCCTACTTAGGACCGAGGCTTCTAATAGAGGTTATAACTTAGATTTAATTATTGCTAGAGATGGAGCAAAAAAGATAGTCGCTAAGATGGTAGTACTAGCGAGCGTTAAAAGGGCAATGCATACAAACGAGGTTACAGAAGCACCATTGGAGCAGTTCTCACAGAGCGCAATGGGCTATACTGTCAGCGGAACATACCTAAACCCTGGTGATGATATTTATTTCTTAAACAATGAATTAAAGCGCTTAGGAATTAATAGAAAGGCTCAAGGTTTCTTTATTGATTTATGGCAATGATACATGGCATTACAGTGACGTTGTTTGAGAAAGTTAAAACAGGTAAGGACGATTTAAACCATAGTACATATGATATAAAACCTATTCAAGTAAATAATGTATTAGTAGCACCTTTAAATACGGCAGATATTCCAACAAGCACAGAGGCAGACAGAAGGAAGGCAACATATCAACTAGCGATTCCAAAAGGCGACAACCACAATTGGAATAATGCAGATGTTGAGTTTATGGGGCACAAGTGGCATACAGTCGGGCTTCCCGTTGAAGGCATTGAAAGCAATATACCTTTATGTTGGAATAAGAAAGTAACAGTGGAACGTTATGAGTAACTACCAATTCGAGTTAAATAGGGAAGGCGTCAAGCAACTTATGAAGAGTGCGGAAATGAAAGCCGTACTTGATGAAACAGCACAACATATCGCTGAGAGCGCAGAAGGCGACTATAAAGTTAATAGCATGACAGGTAGAACGAGAGCCAACGCTGAGGTATCGTGTGCGAGCGCTAAAACCTACTATGATAATTTACATAACAATACATTATTAAAAGCAATGTGCAATACAAGAAGAGGTTAAAACTATGGACATTAAATTAATTGAGGTTTATCTTATTCAATATCTAACCGAGGAGTTAGGGGTAAATGTATACGGACAGGAAGAAGACGCAACCGAGGACAGTTACGTCGTTATTGAGAAACTAGGCTCGTATGTAGAGAATTTCTGTAGACATTCAACGATTGCATTAAAGAGTTATGGCACTACATTATTAGAGAGTGCAGAACTAAACGAGGCGGTCAAAAATGCTATGGATAACATTATCAAAAAGCCCGAAATATCATTCAGCAAGTTAAATTCCGATTATAACTATACTGATACAACTACCAAGAAATACCGTTATCAAGCGGTATATGATTTAGTCTATTAAAAGGGGGTTAAATAAATGGCAAAAGCAGTAAACAAGAACAACAAGGACAACGTTTCAGAGGCAAAGCCTAAAATCACAGGGTCAGTTTTTAAAGCACCAAAGGACACCCTACCACCAACAGGCGCAGACGCTGAGTTGACTGAGGATTTTAAGTGTTGCGGTTATATCTCAGAAGATGGTATCACTTTCAACAAGTCTGAGAGTTCTGAGACTGTCAAGGCGTGGGGTGGCGTTGTTGTAAAGCACCTTGACGGCGATTTTGAGGACGGTTTCAAACTCAAATACATTGAGGCATTAAATGAGGAAGTACTTAAGGAGTACTACGGGGAAACAGCAGTCACAGGAACACTTGACACAGGTATTACTATCGACGTAGCACCTAATAAACAGGATTATAAGATGATGGTTATTGATATGCTGATGAACAAGGGCACTGTATTGAAACGAATTGTTATCCCACGTTGTAAAGTCACAAAGACTTCTGATGTCACTTACGTAGACAATAAAACTATCGAATACGAAGTAGAGTATTCTTGCGAGGAAGGTTACGGCGACGGAACATATCACAAAGAATATATCAAGAAAGTAGGAACTGAATAATGGCACTAGTTAAAGGTAAGACAAAAACGGGTTTTGAATTCGAACTCGATACGAAGTTATTAGATGATTATGAAGTTTTGGAAATGTATGAAGAAATTAAAGACACAGGACTAGGCACTAGAAAACTTTTAATCCATCTAGTCGGAGAAGACGGATATAACAGATTAAAAGAGCACTGTAGAAGAAAAGACGGTTCTATTTCTGCAACTAGAATTGGTCACGAAATGAACGACATTTTCAATGCTGAACTAAACGGCACAGAAGTAAAAAACTAATAGCACTCCCTTATTATCTGAGGGAGTATAAACAAGAGATTATTTGTGATTTAGCGGAGTATTATAACATATACGACTATCATTCTTTTAAACCATCATACATTTACGTATTAATTAACGGCTTAAGAGATGATAGCCGTTTTAAATTAAAATTAAATGGCATGAAAGTAAATATTGATACCATGATGAACGCTATTACTTGCGACTATTTAGCGAAGTTGTGGTGGGCTAAGACAGAAGACGCTGAGCACGGCACAAACAAGCCTATTTCTATTCTTTCTACATTGCTTGATGAAGAACCACAGAAGAAGAACACGGACGGATACGAAAGTGTAGAGGAATTCAATGAGGCAAGAAATAGAATTTTGAAAGGGGGAGTGTAAATGGCAACAGATTTAGGGAAAGCCTATATACAGATTGTACCGTCTGCCAAGGGTATTACAGCGTCCATAAAAGACGTTATAGAAAAGCCTATGAGCGAAAATGGGGCGCATGGTGGCTCGATTTTAGGCAGTGGGGTAGTTAAATCATTAACCAAAGTTCTAGCCACAGGAATGCTCGGAAAAGTCGTGGGCGATTCGTTAACAGAAGGCGGTAAACTGCAACAGTCAATCGGTGGCGTAGAGACCCTTTTTGGTTCAAGTGCGAACAGACTTAAAAGGTACGCTATGAATGCTTTTAAAACGTCGGGAGTATCTGCAAACGAATACATGGAACAGGCTACATCATTTGCGAGTGCTTTAATCCAATCATGTGGGGGAAATACTAAGCAAGCCGTCGAGATTGCAAACATGGCGCTACGTGATATGTCTGATAACTCTAATAAGTTTGGCACTAACATGCAAGACATACAAAACGCCTACCAAGGCTTTGGACGTTTTAATTTCACAATGCTCGATAACCTTAAATTAGGCTATGGGGGCACGCGTGAGGAGATGTCGCGACTATTAAAGGACGCTGAGAAACTCACAGGTGTTCATTATGACATTAATAACCTAGGTGATATATATAAGGCTATTCATGCAATACAGGAACATTTAAAAGTCACTAACACTACACAAAAGGAAGCAAGCACAACTTTAAGTGGTTCATTTAATATGATGAAAGCGTCGTGGAAGGACTTCTTAGGTTCATTATCAACAGGTCAGAACGTTACTACCACATTCAAGAACCTTATGAATTCATTAGGTACGTTCTTAGGTGGCAACCTCATTCCAATGTTGGGTAATATTGTAAAATCTGCATTTGATATCCTAACGGAAGGATTTAACAACGCCCCACAAATCCTTGACATGGTTCAGAAGTTTGCGAGCAACATTGCACAGCAAGCCCCTACATTTATTAAAACGGGCTTCGATATGCTGAATAGACTAGCAGACGGGATTATTAGTGCACTGCCTGTCATGATATCAAAAATACCGACTATCATTTCTACGTTTGCTAATGTAATCAATGACAACGCGCCTACCGTTATAGCGAGTGGGGCAAAACTCATCGCGAAGTTAGTTGTAGGTATCATTAAATCTATACCTGTTCTAGTCGCCAATATTCCAAAGATTATCAAGGCTATTGTAGACGTATGGTCAGCCTTTAACTGGTTGCAACTAGGGGCTAAGGCTATTACATTTATGGGTAATGGTATCAAATCCATGTTCGGAGCAATCAAGGGCGTAGGTAGTGGAGTATTAAATGCAGTAAAGAGCGGTATTTCTAACTTGCCAGGAACACTCGTAAGCATTGGTAAATCTTCTATGCATGGCTTTGGTGGTGCTATTAGTAGTTTAGCCCATTTAGGAAAAACGGCCATGTTGAGAGTAGCAAGCGCTGTAGAGAGTGGTATCTTAAGACTACCTTCTAAAATGCTAAGCATTGGTAAGGATATTGTAAAGGGCATATGGAACGGTATATCTAACATGGGCGGTTGGATTGCGCACAAGGTCAGCGGTTTCGCAAGCGGTATTGTGAAAAACTTTAAGAAGGCCTTAGGCATTCACTCACCATCTAGAGTAATGCGCGACCTTGTAGGTATATATATCGGTCAAGGTATCGGCGTAGGTATCATAGATTCACTTGACAGCGTTAAAAAGGATATAGACGAGTTTAACAGTGATGTTATTGACAGTTTCAAGCCTATTAGTAACGTTCCTGTCGGTTTAAATGCAGTACAACAGGTAAACGCACAGATTGCTAACGAGCATATAGGATTGAATAAAAACGGCTTAGACGGCAAAAATGGGGGAAATAACGGCAATGTATATCAGACATTGAATATACAGAGCCCTACCCAATTAGACCCGAGCGAAGTATCAAGACAAACAAGAAACGCAAACAGAGAATTAATTTTGAAACTTAAGGGGGTATAGACATATGGCTTGTAGGGAAATTAGAAATATTAACTGCACCAACCAATTAGGCTACTCGATTAACTTTGGGGAAACGTCCATTTCCCCTTTTGTTTTAATCGACGTTGACGGGATATATAACTATGAATATGCAGTTACGACACAGGATAACGGAAACATTGACGGTTCAAGTTTCATTGGTTCAAAACTTAAGGAGCGTAACATAGTTATCACAGTCGTAGACGTTGACAGGTTCGCAAAGAACCGCGAACTATTGGACATGGTGTTTTCGTGTGACGGCGTTCTTGTCTATGATGATGGAGTACATAAAAGGAAGATAAACTACACAGTAGAGAAGGTAGACGGCACAGATGGCACTTTTCAGAAACGAACAACTACAATATCGCTGTTATGTACAGACCCACATTTTCACGACCTCGAAGACAACAAAATAGATATGTCTTATATTGATTCATTGTTTGAATTTCCGCATGAGTTCAAAGACGAAGAAATATCCAAGATTGTGAAGAAGCAGAACATTGAAATTTTAAATAATAACGGTACTAGGGCTTCTATGACGATTGTTATGTCTGCTATCGGCGACGTAGTCAATCCGTCCATTTCACTGCAAGAAACAGGCGAACACATGACTATCGGGGTAGACGGTATAAGAGACTTCACATTGCAAGCAGACCATAAAATCATGATTACAACAGAAATAAACAACTGTTATGTCTTTTTAATAGACAATACGGGCATGATATATAACATTAATCAATACATAACTGCTGATTCTAGTTTCTTAAGATTAAATAATGGAATAAATCATATCGGTTATACTGCGAAAAGTGGGGTTGATAACTTGAACTTTTCAATCACATTCAAAAACAGTTACTTGAGGGGGTAAGTTATGCAGTTACGTATATTTAACAGGGATATGCAATTACAGTGTATTGTAGAAAGTGCTTACTCCATTCAATGGATAAGAAACTATACAAAGTGTGGAGAATTCGAAGTACACATGACAGTAGACCCCGACAAAATGCAGTATATCAAGTTAGAGAATTTGTTATGGATTCAAGGGCGACTTGAGTGTGGCGTTATCGAAAGTATCAAGATTGAAAGAACAGCAACAACTCACAGTGTGACAGTCAAAGGGCGATTCGCTGAAAGTTACTTTGCTAGAAGACTAATAAAGAGTACATTCAATTTTAACGGCACGGTGGAAGAAGCAATGCGCCAACTTGTGACACTTGCAGATATACCAAGGGTCAGACTAGGGATTGAAAAAGGTTATACCGAGAAGATACAATTCCAAGCAACATATAAGAATACATTAACGTATTTAGAAAAACTAGCGCAGTACTCTA